TGGATAGCGCTGGTTTTATGCGTACATATAAATCTGTTACTCGAAAAATAGAATCTATGGGATGGACAAGACCAACTGATATTTCAGATCTAAATGTTCTTCCGAAGATATTATTATTTGATATAGAAACTACACCAATGCCTGTATGGGTTTGGAGTTTTGGAAAGCAATACGTTCCACCTACTAATTTAGTTAAGGATGACGATGGTAATCAAAGGGTATGGTATGTATTGTCTTGGGCCGCTAAATGGCTTTATGATGATAATGTTATGTCTGATATAGTTACACCAGAGGAAGCTGTCGCTAGGGATGACTCAAGGGTACTTGATTCTATATGGGAAATGCTTGATCAAGCTGATATCGTTATTGCACACAATGGAGATAGATTTGATTTAAGAAAATTAAATGCTAGGTTCATTCTTAATGATATGCCTCCACCATCTCCATATAAATCTATAGATACATTGAAGATTGCAAGAAGGGAATTTGCTTTTAGTTCTAATAAGCAAGACTTTCTTACAAAGACATTTGGTTTGGCCGAGAAGCTTAAGACCGATTTTCAATTATGGTTAGATTGTATGGATGGAGATAAGAGTGCCTTAAATAATATGCTTAGCTACAATGAAAGAGATGTTGTTGGTTTAGAACAAGTCTATCTTAAGTTAAGACCATATATAAAGAACCATCCTAATCTCGGAGTCTTAATGGATGATAGCGTTTGTCCAACTTGTGGAAGTAAAAGTATAAAAGCATCGAATGCTACATACTTTACAAGTTCTAATGAATTCCCTGTTTACAGGTGTGGAGGTTGTCAATCTCCGTTCATAAGAAGCAAAACTAGCTTTGGCGCAAACAAAACTGAATTAAGAAGCGTGGCTAGATAACCTTGACAAAAGCATACTTAAGGGTTATATTATAATATATGCTTGTTCGAAAAATAAAGAATATTGAACATAGGGTATATAGCAATGAAGATGAATTTCGCCAATACTGTCCTGATGAAAAACTAACTCGCAATTGGAGGGATGGCACTGAGAGTAGCTGGGTAACGACTGACGACGGACAAGTCTGTCAAGTTCTAAAGCGGGGTGAGCTTAAGAGCAGTCAGTCTACGGGCGTGTATAACGAATACGTTAGGACAGCTATTGGCACTTTTATTTGTAGAGATAATATAGAAATGTCTGGGGAGCTTAGAAAGAATATGTATTCTTTTGGTTCGAATGACATTTCTCCCTATAGGCAAAAGATAGATAGGAAGAAGGCTACTAGAAGAGAATTCCTATTTGCCAAGTATGTAGCACAAGGCGATGGAATTGCTGATGCATTTATAAAAGCCTATCCAACTAATAATAAAAAATACGCAGATTACCAAGGTAAAATACTATTAAGCACTGAAAGGGTTAAGAACTTGATTAGAGAAGAAGTAGACAAGGTATTGCATGAAGCTGATATTACGCCGCTTTACCTGCTTGAAAAAATGAAAGATGTTGTTGATGACGATGGATCTCAAGATAAAGATAAGATTCAAGCTATCAAAACTTTAATGCAGATTAGTGGTATGATGGATACTGAGAAGAGAACAGAATCCGTTACATTATTTCAAGGATTTACAAAGGAGCAACTAGATGCTATCCAGGGCGGAAATTCGAAAAAGCTCATCGAAGCTTCAAGAGAAGTTGAAAAATAAAGATTGCCTTGTATGTGGATTTCCTATGGAGAAGTACACATCTATATGGTATAATCTCTCAGAAGAATATTTTTCGGTAGAATGCTGTGAGTGTTTTTCGTCATACGATGAAAACTTTGAAATAAAAATGCCTGGCTTAATACATAACTATGGAGAAACATAATGAAAGAAGTAAAATTTGATCTTGTACTAAAGGTTCATGATAAATTAGAAGAAGAAGATTTAAAAAAATATTTAGAAATATATGCTATAAATAATAATAGTGTTAAAAGTATTACTCAAAAAGTAATTGGTGAAAGCGATTCGCCAAATAATTTCTATATAGATTCTATGGAACTAAAAGAAAAGATAAAAGTTAAGAAGAAGAAAACGAAGAATGCTGTAAAGAAAGATTCTTCTGATAAAAGTTTTGATGTAGTTTAACGGATACTATGAAATTAGCTGTATACGGAACTCTTAGAAATGGAAATGAAAACATTGGTAGAGTAAAGAATACTTCTCTTGTATATCCTGGACATCAAAAATTTCCTGCTATGATACAAGATTACGAAGGAAGCGGTACGGTTGTGGAGCTTCATGACGTTACAAGTGAAGACCTAGCTCAATATGATTTGTATGAAGGGATTGCAATGGGTCTATACGAGAGAGTCAAGGTTAACGTTGAATTAGATTCTGGTAAAAAAGAAAAAGCATGGGTCTATGTTGCTGGCCCAAGGCTTCTTAAAATGGTAAATGTATTTGAAGAAATACCTAATGGAGACTGGTACAATAGAAAAGTTTAATATAATACCAAATGATTTAGACGAAAAAGAAAGAGTCTTAAATATGGTATCAAAAGATTTGGTAGCATTTGGACAACTGTTTCTTCCTGATGACTTTATGAAGTCAAAGCCAGCTCCATTTCATCACGAAGTTGGAGAACGTTTTCTTGACAATGCGATTAGAAGGCTTTGTCTTGTATTGCCTCGCGGTCACACTAAGTCTACTATGGCGAAGGCTGCGCTTTTGCATAGAATATGTTTTAACCCAAAAGGTAAGAACGAATTTGCTGCTTGGGTATCCGAGGAACAAGGCCAGGCTGTAGACCACCTTAAGTATATTAAAAGCCATATAGAATTTAATCCAGCTTTAAATTATTATTTTGGAGATATGGCTGGAACTAAATGGACTGAAAAAGAAATCACTACATCTAAGGGTGATAGAATTATAGCCAAAGGTACTAGCCAAAGGCTTCGTGGTAGATCAGAGCTTGGACTTAGATATACAAAAATTATTCTTGATGACTTTGAGTCGGAGTTAAATACAAAGACTCCAGAAAGACGCAAGGAGATTAAGGAATGGCTTATGTCAACCGTATATCCTGCGCTTGAAGAATCTAAGGGTAACGAAGGTTCTATTTGGTTAATTGGAACTATTGTTCATTATGACTCAGCGTTGCAAGGTATATACGATGGATACTTAGAAGCTAAAGAAAATAAAGAAGAATATACTTGGGAAATGGTATTTCATAGAGTAATAGAGAATGATATTCCCTTATGGCCATCTTATTTTCCAAAAGATAAGATAGCAAAAATAAGAAAAGATTATGAATATGTAGGGCAGTTGCATAAGTTTGCACAAGAATACATGAATGATGCTCGTGATCTTGAGAGTGCTAAGTTTAAAATAGATAAGATAAATTATTTTGATGGACAATTTAAAGCAAAAAACAATCAAGCATATATTCTTACCAAAGAAGACGCAATTCCAGTTAATGTTTATATGGGTGTTGATTTGGCTTACGAGTCTTCCGCCAAACATGATTACCAGGTTATTGTTGTTGCTGGTATTGATAGCGATAAAAATATCTATGTAATAGATATTTTCCGTGAACACATTCCTTTGTATGATATGCCAAGAAAGATATTTCAATACGCAAAAGAATATCAACCTATGAGAAGAGCAAACGTAGAACACGTTGGGGCGCAAGGAATTATACGCGATGCTGTTAATGAACTTTCTGGTAAAGACAGGAAGATGGCTCCAGGAATAGCTAGGGGAGTTAGACCTCCTAGTGGAATTAAAAAAGAAGATAGACTTGAATCATTACTTTGTCCTATGGTGAACAGAGGTAAGTTGTTTATAAAAAAACAACATAGCGACCTGGTTGATGAAATGTTTCATTTTCCAAAAGCAAAGAATGATGACTTGCTAGATGGTCTTTGGTATTCTATCGTTAACGCAAGAGCGCCATTAAGTAATAAGTTTGATGCTGAAAATTTCGAAGAGACGGTTGAAGAGAAGAGAGAATTCTTAGGAAAGAAGATTGTAAGAAGCTGGATTACTGGACAAAGAGTTTAAAAAAAAAATAAAAAACACTTGACAAAGCAGTACTTAACACTTATATTATATATATAAGTTAACTTTATACATTTGGGGGATTTGACATCGCTACCGAAAATGATATTGCGCAAGCAGACGAAGCGCAAAAGAATAGAGACCTATGGAGGAGATGGCGTGATGCTAGGGCAGACTGGGATGAAGAGGCACGCGACGCTATTGATTTCGCATTAGGCAATCATTATACCCAAGAAGAATCTGACGCTTTAAGCGCCGTTGGGCAAGGTGATTTTGTTATTGACAGAGTTTATGCTGCTGTTGATAAACTAAAATCTTTACTTACCTCAAGGAATCCAAAGTTCTCCGCTATAGGCAGAGAAGATTCGGATAACAAGCTAGCTCAAGTTTGGAAAACAATACTTGAGTATTGCTGGGATGTGTCTGACGGTGACATGGAGTTCAAACAAGCTGTTCATGACTATGCTATAACTGGTCTTGGATATTTTTATGTATACGTTGACCCAGAGGCAGATTTTGGGCGTGGCGATGTCAAGTACACCCACGTTAACCCGTTTAGAGTTTATGTAGACCCAGCTTCAAGAAATAGATACTTTAGTGACGCTTCAGCTATTTTGCTTTCTACAATACTTACTAAAGAACAAGTAATGTCTTTATATCCTCAAATGGAGGAATATATAGACGATGTAGAAACAACTGTAGACGAAGAAGATTATCCTACCTCATCAAAAAAGAATTCATCTGAATCATTTACTCCAGACGTAATAAAAGATAAAGATCGTGCTGGCTATGAAAGATACAGAATATTAGAAAGATTTGAAAAAGTAAAGGTTCCATATTATAGACTTTTTAACAAACAAAGTGGTGAAGAAAAAGTTGTTGATATGGAAACATTTCAGCAGATAACAAATGAAAATTCTCATTTAATAGAATCTGGTTTAATTGAAGCTGTTGAAATTATGCAAACACGTATTAAGTCTGTTGCAACTATGGGGCAATTTTTATTATACGAACAAGTACTTAATACAGATATATATCCTATCATACCAGTTCCAAATATATGGACTAATACTCCATATCCAAAATCAGATGTAACTAAAGTTAAAGACTCGCAAAGGCTTATCAACAAGCTTTTTTCTTTAACTCTAAGTCATGCACAGGCATCAGCTGGGCTTAAGCTTTTAGTTCCAGAAGGAAGCGTGGATGATGTTGGTCAATTAGAAAGAGATTGGGCTAATCCAAATGCTGTTTTAGAATATAATCCAGAATTTGGCGAACCTCATTTTCCAGCACCACAGCCTTTGGCTAATGAATTTTATCATTTGATAGATAGGGTAGAACATTATATAGATTTAAATTTTGGAATCCCAGAGTTGATGCAAGGTTTTAAAGAAAAAGCTCCTGATACTGTTAGGGGAACAGCTATGCTTTCCGAGATGGGTGAAAGTCGTGGTCGCTCTAAATTAAAAGATATAGAGGGAAGCTTAAATCAACTTGGAAGATGTATGTATAATTATGCAAAAGGACATTATACATTCCAAAAAACTTTTAGAATCGTACAACCTAATAACGATCTTACTGAATTTACAGTAAACAATAGGATGTATGATGATAAATCCAATGAACTTATGCAGATAGAAAATGATATATCATTAGGTCAGCATGATGTTCGGATTATATCGGGATCAACTTTACCGTCAAATAAGATGGCAGAATACAATATGTATCTTGACGCGTATAAGTTAGGATTGGTAGATGATGTCGAGGTCTTAAAGAAAACAGAGATCTACGACAAAGAAGGTGTATTGCAACGCAAAGGCCAAATAGCGCAAATGCAGTCATATATACAACAACTAGAGGGTCAGATAAAAGAACTCTCTGGTGACTTACAAACAGCAGACCGTGAAGCGGTTCACGCTAAGAAACAAGTTATCAGTGAGAAATTCAAATCTGATTTGAATGAGATTAAATCTGAGGCGAAATATAAGGAAAGAGTAAAACTCACTCAACTAGAAAATGTGATTGATAAAGCGGATGTTCGTGCCGAAGCTGCGTTAGCTGTACAAAAGGCAAATAAAGGGAGTTCCTCTAAGAGAGGGGAACGCACAAAATAAATAATCATAGGTTATACTTCTTCAAGGCATCTAAGGGTGGCTTGAATTAAAGAAGAAATCTAAAGGAGGTTATATGGAAGAACAAGTGCAAGGAAGTGTAGTGGAAGCACCAGAGGTAAATACTGCTAGTACAACAAGAGAGGCTTTAGATGTTTCTATGCCTGACGTTGAATTAGCATCTGAGTTACCAAGTGTGCAAGATGCCGTAGTAGAAGAAGGTAATAAAAGAGCACCTAATTTAATTACTAAAGAAGGTGATGAAAGCCAAATCGACTATGGTACTGATTGGGAAAATGAAACTCGTAAGTTTCAGTCTATGTATGATAAGCAAAAAGCTGATTATGATAGGCTTCAAAGCAATTACGAAAAACTTCAGCCAATGTCTGAATTACAAAATGTTCTTGAATCAAGACCAGATGTAGTTGAGGCTATAAAAGATAGGCTTGAAGGAAGAAATACCCAAGAAACTATGCGCGAACAAGATGATAGTGATAATGTCGATGAATCATCTTTTGACCCATGGGAAGCCTATTACAAACCAGAGTCGGCTTCATATAAAATGAGAACGACTCAAGAAAAGGCTTTGGTGGATGAGGCAGTTGGAAAACATATGTCTGAACTCCAAGGTCAAGTAGCGTTGCAGAATTTGCGTAGCGAGTTAACTAACAGTTATAATATGCAAGATGAAAGAGATATCAATGATTTTATTGAATTTGCGACAACACCAAGGGATCAGTTACCGATTGATCTTCTAGTTGATGTATATCGTAAATATTATAATAAAGGATCTGATAATGTTTCTCAAAGCATGGAAGCAGTTAGAAATACTCAAAGCATTCCAAAGACGGCTGGGATTCTTCAAGGTGGCGAACCACCAAGAAAGAATGAACAGGAATCGGCTTGGGATAGAATTTTGCAAGCAGGGCAAGCAGGGAGAATTCCCTAATTAATATAATCAAATAGGAGGTAACACAAATGGCTGTTACAAGTGGAGTAAAATCCAGTTATGATATCACAGCTGCTGCTACCAGTGCTGGAGTCGGGCAAGCGCCTGACCGCAGAAGATTATACGATTTTTCAGATAAGGTTGCTGAATTAGCACCTGAGGAATCACCGTTTTTTGTATATCTTTCAAAAGTTGCAAAAGTACCAACGGATGATCCCGTATTTAGATTTCTGGAAAATCGTTCCAAGATTGATTGGACTACCCGTAACTTCAAGATTGCGGCTGCCGTAAATGGAGGAGCTGCTGTTTCAGCAGGAAGCTCTTATGCATTTACAGCTGACGCTGATGGAGCTACAGGTGGAACATCTTCTGGCGGAGCTTCAGTAGATTTCCTTGTAAAAGGAATGGTTTTTGCGGTTAATACCGTAAGTGGCGCAAGTGGATACACTCAGGCTTTGGTTAGAGTTGATTCAGCTCCAGTTGATGCTGGTACATCTACTACATTCACAGGTAAAGTAGTTGCTTTATCTGGCAGTAGTGATGCATCAAAAACAATCGCTGATAATGATAATTGCCAAGTAGTTGGTACATCATTTCAAGAAGGAACTGGTTCACCTGACGCATGGTCTAGTGAAGTAGAAGACGACTACGGCTATACGCAGATCTTTAAGACTGCAGCCGAAATGTCAAACACAGCAATTGCAACACGCTATCGCGGTTATGCAAACGAATGGGAGCGCATTTGGGCTCTTAAACTTCGTGAGCATAAAGTAGATATCGAACGTGCAATGCTTTTTGGTCAAAGAGCTCGAGTAAGTTCTGTTCAGTACACAGAAGGTATTATTGGACACATTCTAAAGAATGCTACAGTAAACACTGGTGATACTGCATTATCTTATAGTTCTGGTTCACCTTATTTTAGAAGTGTAGCAGAATCCGAGTTAACATACGATAGATTGCTTTCAGATATGGAAGTCATGTTTGATCCAGCACGTGGTGGAGCGAGCGATAAATTAGTTCTTGCAGGTTTACCTGTAATTAGCTTCTTTAATAAGCTTGGTTCAGATTCGTTCTTAAGCACAAGTTTATCTCATAATGCTCACGCAGCATTGAGTGCTTCTGCAACACAACCAAACCAATCGCCACATCGTATGAACATGTCAGAGCGCGCAGGTGCTTTTGGTCATAAAGTTATGACAATCGAAACAATTCATG